AACGGATGTACCTCTGCAATAGCTTTCATAACTTTAGGGTTACGTTTCCTAATAAGACTCTTGATAGCTTTTGGTGTTCTTAAGGCAAGAGGTAACGCAGCAGCAATACCAATCTGTACGGGGTCTATCTCACCAGTGTCTATCTTCTGTTCTAATGCAGATACACTCATTAATGCGGCAGCCTCAGCAGTTATTCTACCGACCTTTGCTGGTAATTTAACGCCTTTAATTATCTTACCAGGGGCAGTAAAAGCACCGTGCATTGCATACCCCAGACCAGGTATACCACCAGTAGATATATTCTCCATCTCCCACAGTGCCGCCTCCGGTGCACCAGGGAGAACCTTTCTAAGTACAGCAAGTTTAGTTACAAATTTACCAATACCCGTAACTATATCAACAGCTTTCTCTCCTGTTGTAGTAGGCGGGGTTACTTCAAATCCAGGTATCCCTGTCTTTTCTAACATCCCACGTTTAATTAGTTTTTGTGTCTCCCTTAATGATGGGGCTTCTATACCCATCTTCTTTAATCGTCTATTCAATAATCCTGCTGTAACGAAAGATGCTATCTTACCAGCCCCTAAGCCGTATATAGTCTCCTTAGCTGTCTCAGGAAGGATATTAGCGAATTGCTTGAGTCCACGTACAGCAAGACCCTCCTTTTCCAGGAAGGGGTCTGGTTGCCTCTGTAATGGACGAACTCCCCCCACCTGGTCTGCGGGAGCTATACTATCAAATATATCTCTTTTAGGTTCCTTTATTGAAATTGAATCGAATATATCAGCCATAGTTTATTCCTAAAAACTATACCCTCTCTGTCTCGCTATCTGTCTTGCCTTATCTCTATCCCCACCAGCTTCTATGAGTATTTGTCTTGCTACAGCAGCAGATAATGGCGATACTCCCTCTTGTCTTTCAGTACGTACCCCTACATCCAGTTGTTTACCAGCTAATGGAAGTTCAGCAGTTCCTCTTTTAATACTTTCAAACTCCTCATCACTAAGGAATATACCTCTGGCTTCCTGTGCCTGACGTGCTGCCTCTGGGTAATTACCTATGAATACTGGGTCAAGATAATAAGGAACAACACCCCTTCTCTCCCCAGATATTTGTTGCTCCATCTTAGCCTCATACAGTTGACGTTCAGGTGTACCCTCTGGGGCTTCACGACCTCTCATCCAATAGGGGTCAACACCAAATTTTGCATCTTCACCACCAGTAGGTAATAAGGAAGTAGGAGCATCAACACCCATCTTATTCATCTCATACTTTAACTTCAACGGGTATGCTTCCTCTTCTGTCATTCTACCAGCCAATACCTCCTTGTCTATCTGCTGTAAGGCACTATCAAAACTATCTAATTTACGCAGACGTTGTTGCTCTTCACGTTGAAAATCAACCTGGGAACGCAACTCCATCTTTTGTATTTCCCACATCTTAGCACGTTCTTGCATCTGTAAATCAATAGCCATATCTTGTTGACGTAAAGTATTTCGGTAGTCTAACTCCATTTGTTTTTCTTGTAATCTTGCAGCAGCAGCCATAGCTTGTTGTGCAACTCTTTGAGCTTGCTCAGCAGCCCTTTGTTTAGCAACTGCCTTACCTGCCTTTTTTGCAGCACTTACTATTGTACTGGGTTTTCCATGTTCTATCCGTATAGGCATTTTATTCTCCTATGCAAATCTAAAATATTCGTGTTATAGACATAGATGTATATTCAGGTTCACCACCATAAACTATTCTATTCGCAGAAGAATGTTTATGATAGACCCATAATTCTATATACTCCCCGGCCTCTATATAAACCAATCGCCCCCCACCAGAACTGTGGGCTTCAAGATTAGCAGTATGTTGTGTATAAAACAATAAATTGGTATCCCCATTTTTATAGACACGAAAAAGATACTGAGTATCTGCTTGTTCCAAAGAAATATAACAATTCATTTGAATAAGATAATATCCGGTTTCGTCTGCCGTCCATCTATAATTTGTATCTGTATCCATTTCCCCACGAATATCAAACTCTTCTGTGTCTAAAACAAGTTTTGTCCAGGTGAGTCGGGGAACAGATTGAGTTGACCCCATATAGGCAAATACTTTAGTTCTATTTACCCCTATGTTCGTTAGTAAAACTTTTTTATGTGCCGAAGCTGTATCATCATAAGTAACTATAAAATCAGCAGTAGCATCTGGGGAAGTATCAGCAGTTAGACTATTTATATCCAATGCAAGTGTTACAAAGTTGCCACCATCTGTATAAGATAATCCACCCGTAGTACCTGCTGGTATCCTCAACACACCATCATTAAAAGCTGCTCCAATATAATCTGCTGTTGCTCCCACATCGATTTTAACTTTCTCCGAATCTGCACCACCGGCAGCAGCTTTCCAAATAGCATTACCTGTACCTGTATCCTTGGTTAATACGTGCTCATTAGTTGCACCTGATACAGCAGATAAAGCATTAATGGCTAATTGGGCTGTTGATTGCCCTGTTCCGCCATGTGCTATAGCTAAATCTACGGCAAGGTCAACTGTATCACCGAAATGAACTAATCCTGCATTGGTATAAATCGCATAATTAAGTGTGAGTGCATCATTAAAATCTTCAAGATAAATTCCATATGAATTAACGAGTTTATTATTATCAACAAAAATACCATCATGGTAAATACCGTAGTAATTAGTAACAGTCATAGAGTCCTGAAAACTGGCATCCATGTGTATGCCAACAGCACCAGTTATAGTTCCTGTAGTAGAACCCTCAGTCCTAATATCAACTGTAATTCCTCTAAGACCAAATTGGTTTGTCCAATTCTGAGTATTAGGGTCTTGTAAATTAACATTTGCACTTATGGCTGTTAAGTAACTTGTATAATCTGCTAAACCTGTTTTTCCACCATAAACCCAGGAAGAAAATCCTTTTCTAAAAGTGTTATCACCGGCAGCAGTTATTTCCCAATGTTTAGATAAATGAAATATTATATTAGATTGTGCCGCTCCGTCTGCTATACTCATATAATCTGAAACAGTTACTATTCCAGTAAATTCTGCCCTACCATCAGTATTATCAAAAAGTAAACTCGGTGTCCCATCAGTAACCCCTATAGTACCGTCATCAGGCAATACAATATTACCAGTTAAAGTAAGACCGGCAAATTGAGGACTGTCTCCTGTTCCTAACCCTAATGATGTTCGCACTGTCGCTCCGCTTTCGTGAGCGTAAGTACCCGCTCCTGTACCAACAATGAACTCGTTATCGGTGATTGCTCCAAGTGCAACTATAGAATCAAGTGCATCACTTTGTGCCTGAAAACCACTATGGCCTGCGTTTGCAAAATCAAGGCCACCTAAGCCAGCGTGTTGTGTAATAAGAGGACTTGTAATATTTCCTTTTATATTATATGCCCGCAAATCAAGAACTTGCTCTAAAGTATATGTCGCTGTATCTTTAAGTATTAATCTGGCGAGCACAACCATTTCTTGAAACGGCAAACCGGCAAGAGAAAGACCAGAAAAGACATTATTAACCTTAGCATCTGAAAGTTTATTATCTACTCTCTGACCCATAATTAACACTACAGGTTCAGTTTGTTCATTAGTAGCTACAACATAATAAGCCACATAGTTGTTAAGTCCTACAGTTTCGTTTGACCAACCCCCCTCAGCATCATTCCACTTCAAATTATCAGAATCACCAGCATCAACATATCCTACATCCGTTACAGCATCCTTTTCATCTGTTTCATAAATACGCCAGGCACTTGCACCGTCTCGATAATATATAGGTAATTGAGCAGGAGAAAGGATTTGTTCAAATAAAGCAGTTGGGGTATCATCATCTGTTATGGGAATATTCAAATCTTCATCCCACATATCCCCAGCCGATACATCTACAGTGTCGTCCTCATTATCAGAAACGAGCAATCCGGTTTCCCATCTTGCTCCACCAGCGTAATGTAATCTGGCATGAGTTGAACCATCCATGTGAAACGTATGAGTTTCCCAACCTAAAAATATTTCTTTATTGTTTGTTGCATCCCAATAAAGTATAGCTACTAATGCTTTATCTTCATCTCGAAAACTCCAAATTGCCTGAGATGCTGTAAGCGTTGCTCCAACAAAATAAATATACCATAACCCTTCTGCTATTCCAATATCATCAAGGTCAACGGTTTTATTGCCGCTGAATGTATATTTTACACCGTCAATATAATAATATGCGGACGCACCTCCTGCAACAGTGAAAACCTTTGACGCATTATCAAAAGACAGAATAACCCCTGCTGTTGTTGGCCATCCAGTTTTAGCAAAATCCGTTGCTTGTATAACACCAGTGGAAATTAAATCTGTACCATCAGTACTTAATGGACTATCTGTAAACCCACTCCCACCCATATATGGCAAGTTGTTGTCTGTAACTCCGGTGAGGTCTGTTGTAACAAATGTTGGACTCGCTGATGTTTGAATATCTTGAATTGTATCGAGCGTGACATTGGTAATTACTATAGAATTACCCATACCCAACCACTTGCTTGCAGACGCAGAATCATCCCAGAAGAATATCCTGTCAGCACCAGGGTCAGTAAGAGCTTCAATACCAAGATGTGATAATGATATGGTAGGTCTGGTATAATCCAAACCAGTTCCAATAGTTACTGATTCCAATAGTTTACTGGCATTAGTACCAATTAAAGCAGAGGCAGTTAGGTCTGTTAGTGTTAGCCCTGCAAACGTAGGGCTACCTTGTGGGCCTAATTTTCTTGAGATTTGTTGTATAGCCTTCTTAACACTTGTATCACAATTTTTAGGAGTTACTACTAAACTCATTATTTAATCTCTTTAAGCACTTGTCCACGATGCTTCTTGTGCTGCTCGTAGTTTTGCACCCTGTTGTTTCAACCAAGCTGATTGTTCTGTTGTATAAGATGCTTTTTGACCTGCAAGATAAACCCCGCCTGGGCCACGTTCAACTTTCAACGCCTCTGGCCTATCTGCTAAACCATATCCAGGTGTTGTTTGTGCCCAAGGTGTACTATCAGATATTCTACCAGTAGCAGCAGTGGTAGCAGTAGTTTTAGGAGGTAAACCAGGTCGAGCAGCAACACCATAAGAACCCCAGGCTTGAGTTCCCCCATAAGCACTTGGAGTACCACCAAACTTACTTCCACGCCTGTCACCTGCACCACCACCGGCAGCCGCAGCCTGCCCAGCATATTGTGCATACATACCTACATCGGGGTAAACATCTTGTTTACGTTCCATAAACCCTGCCTTGCCAACCTGAGCCTGAGACAATCTTTCCATCATAATATCTTCAAGCCTTAATCTGGAAGGAGCACCTACTTCTTCTTCCCATTTTTGTCCTAATCCAGCAGCAGTTGTTGTACCATATAAACCAGAAGAAATTAATTGCTGCATCCCCTTTCCAGTTTCCCTAACCTTTTGTGTCTCTAATTGGGATAATGCAGCTTTACCAAAAGTTCCACCAGGCTGATAGCGTTTGATTATCTCATCATAAATAGCCATAGCCTGTGAATATCTTAATTCGTTGGCTTTTTTTGCTGCTTCATATTCTTGCTGGATAGCCATTTTATTTTCCTTTTACTTTATTTTTCCAACTTCCTTTACTTCACCGAAAACTTTATTAATTCCGAATGTTTCAGATGCCGATGAATTATAAAACTTTAGTGCTAACCAAGCAGCACGTATCTTTTTTCTTATTCTGCTTTTTCTTCCAGTACCACTTAATGTACCACTTTCTATAGCAACGGCACTATCCCTTAAATACTCTAATACAGTTTCAGCATCATCGGCTTTATGATATTCATAACTACAGCCATCACTATTAACGAAACTTCCGCTGCCTACTGCTGATGGTGTAAACCCTGAACCATCCCCATCACTTGTTACTGCATTAGTCGTATCCCACGTGTTCGTTACTGTATGCCCAAAAGTATGTGTCTTGGTACTATCAGTGAAGTCTACAATCATAGTAGCGGCGGATGTAGCTTGAGTAAGTATATCTCCTTTAGTATGGGCAATAGTTAGTGCAGCGTGAGTCAATCTATACTCAAACCCACCTACCATTTCTACAGTAAGAGATGTTAATTTTCCTTCTCTGTCTGAATCCACTGATAGTGGTTCAATCATGCTAAAGTATGAGGAAATGACAGCAGTACTGGAAGCACCATAATCATCATTCTTATTAGTACTGAGAAAGTTTCTTATATACCCGTCATAACACCCAAAGAGTAGTTTTCTATATGATGGGTCGTCTGCATTATAATCAAAACTACAGTATATACCATCTCCAGTATTTGCAAATGAAATAGGATAAAATCCCTGCGTATCTAAACTATAAAAGTAACCACTACAAGTTCCATCAGCAAGTGTAGTTCTAACAATTATAATACCACGATTAGCCGCATCATAACTTAACACAACTCTATGTGTTGCGGGATTAACTGCCCAATCTAAGGCAAGGTTAGGTATTATGCTTTTACTAATATTTGTTGGCTTACTCCTACCACCCATCATTAGATAAATACCGTGATTCCCATAAAAATATAGGTTTCCATCCTCGTCTTTACACCAGGAGTTCCAACTAAACATACCTGTATCATCAGATACTTCGTCTATAGACCCACCGGAAACAGCGTCACCATCTAATATATGGACTGAATTTGCACATCCAAATACCAAGAAATCATCACCAAATGGAATCAATGCCCGAACTATATCACCTACTTCCCCAGCATCAGTATTGTTTCCTGCTACTGCTGATAATGGGTTAGTACTTGAATAAACCCAATTAAATGGGTCGCCTATCTTACTCATATACCATTGATGAGGATAGTTAGGATTCCCAGACAAAACTAATCTACCTCGATACAAACATACTAAGTATGCGGATGCTGTTATAGTACCAGATGCACCACCAGCATATGCTGTCCAATCATACCAATGTGGAGTAGTTGATGCCTCAGCAACAGCACTTGGAGTTCTTGCGGGGGCCATGTCACCACCATCTACATTGCTTGCAGTATCAAATGTCCCACTTGTTGTATAACCATAAATTTCTGTCTTAGCTGTATTAACAAAATCAACTACCATTGTAGCGGTAGATGTGACTTGGGTAAGAACATCACCCCTTGTTGGTACTGTTGTAAGAGCAACTACTGTTAGCTTAGTATTTGCAAAATCGGCTACTTTTAGATTTGTTTGATTTGCTATAAAAACCTTTTGAAATGCCTCAGTAGCAGATAACACTTTAGTTGTGTCTACCTCACCAGTAGCAGCAGTAAGTACTGCCATTGTATCAGCAGCAGACTCATACCAAACTTCATTATTACCTATTGTAACTAATTTTTTTGTATATTGTCTATCATCAGGAACACCACCCCCAATTCGAGTGCCATAGCACTTGAACATAAAGTCATCATCGGCAACTGCTCCATCCCAATCTCCACCAGGGATATTATCGTAGATTCTGTTGCCACCAGCGTAAGCACCATCATCAGTATCTACCCACCATTCTACATCATTTACTCCCGCACCCGTATCACCTGGGCACGAACAACCTATTGCATACACAAGTCCAGGTGTTAAGTCAGCACCGGCACCAAAATCTATTTCTTTCCAACTACCAGCACCGCTTGTTAAAGTATTGGCGTTTATTGTACCGAAGCACAGAGCACTTCCTGTAGGGAGGTCATCATCACCAGTTGCATAAATACCAACTGTTAATACCTCATCATCAGCAGTATCAGAAGCAAGTAAAAGCTGCACGGATGTTATAGTATAAGCAACGGATGGTGTAAAGGTTTGCCCCTCTGACCGAGCAGCGTGGACAGGAGCAACCGCAGCAAAACCCGTACTATATGAATCAAACAACGCCATATTATTTTGTCCTTAAATAATAGCAGTTACAGATAGTATTACAACAATCGGTGATGCCACACCTGATATTTGATAAGCAAATGTATTACCTAATCCAGGTCTTTGTATAAGTCTTATCTTATTATCTAAAGCACCATACGGGTATATGTTATTCATATGTCCTGTAGTTAATGGAATCTGCTTATCGGGAGACAAACTATCTGAGAAACCCTTGATTGGCATATTGAAATCACGGTTTGCCATTACTTTTTCCTTTTAAGCTTCTTCCCCATCCCAAGACTTCTTAACTCTGCATCAGACAAACCCTGTCTACGTAATTGTGTCTCTACTGTAGGTTTTCTGATATTCTTAAAATAAACAGGTTTAGTTTTCCTCGCCTGTTCCATAAGCCAAGCATATCCCGCAGGGCTATGCCTACCACGCTTTTTCTTTGCCATCATTACTCCCTATAAAGAATATCTATTGTTCTACCAGCCGTAGTACCATAGAAGAATAACTTATTTATATCGTCTATTTCCAGCACCAATAACTCACCGGAATATGAACTTCCATCTCTAATAGGACATGCTATACCAGTAGTGGCAGTACAAGCAGTACCGATATTAACTCTTATTTCTTTCCTATCAGCAGAAATCCAGACCTTTTTACATGGAGTAGACGTAGTTTGAAAAGCCTCATTTGCAGTTTCCCCGTCAGTACCAATAGTTAAACGTACAGAACCACCAGTATTGGGGACTCTGATTACACTTGTATTATAAAATTTACTCATTATATTCTCCTATTAGCCGCCTGCTATATAATCTAAAAGTATCCAACCCGCAGTATCATTTACATACTCCATAGATACAAAGTCACCTACATCAAGTAAACTTACTGTTCCAGAAACCCCTGTTGGGATTTCTTTACTCACTATTACTGTTACAGTACTATCATTTGACAATAATGAAATAAGAAGTTCCTGTCCAAAATAAGAACCAGGAGGAACAGTAATTGTAAAACCCGCAGTAGGATTAGTTATAGTAATTACTCTATCACTTAGAAAATTATAGCCGGTTGCACCCACTCTCACAGTGTAGGTAGTATCAACCGCTTTTTTTCTCAAGTCAAAGGCTTTCTTTCTTGTACTTAATAAATTTCCAGCACCCATATTATTTTCCTCAAATAATGTCTTCTCCTTTGTCGAAGACAAAGTTAGGTTATATTTTAAGTATTTATTCCCAAAGTCTGCCAACCTGATGTTGCATTTACCCACTCTAAAGATATAAATTCATCATCAGCATTTAAGTCTGTATCATCGCCAGTGTCAGTTTCAACAGCAGCTTCTCCTGTGATACTTGCATCAGAACAACGAATAAGTAATCTTTGTCCTTCATAAACACCATCTGGAACAGTAATAACACAAGGTGTAGCAGTTGCATTAACCACTCTATCTTGGATATAACCATCTGCGGGTCTACCCGTTTTCACAGTATAGGTTGCAGCAGTTAATGTTACACTACGAAGAACAAAGCCCTTTCGTCTTGCTTCAAATAAATTAGTTACGGACATTTTACTTCCTTTCTATTGAAGTTGATTTTATGTTATCTGATTATTCCAGTTAATCCAACCAGTATCACTATCAATCCACTCCAACGTAACGTAATCGCCTGGTGCTCCTAATTGATAAACAAGAGGATGTGTGACTGTTTCAGGAGCCGTTGTTAGAGTAACATCTACTGTTTCTCCCATATCTGTATCTATTTCAATATAATTGACAAGCAGTCTTTGTCCAGGATAAATACCATCTGGAACATAAATAGCTATAGAACCCCACTCTTCTTCTACCGAAACATTTATTACCCTATCGACCATAAAATCATCGGCTGCCGTACCAACTCTTACAGTATACGGGGCATTATTAAGTCCCCAACCTATTGCTATTGCTCTTTGAAGAAATGCTCTTCTTCTTGTTTCAAACTCATTACCTGCACTCATTTTATTTTCCTTAAAACTATGGATTAATATTTATTCCCCATCCCTGAGCCTTTCATCCTTATGGATAAACGTTATCCATATTAGGGTACGTAAAGAACCCCCTACCTGGCGGCCATAATGGGTATGCCAATTTGTCTTTATCATAATATAAATTACCAATCTTATCACTTGCTGTAACTGTATCAAACTGAATGAGTTTCTGTATTAATTCAGCAGCCTTCCCCGTATGATGAGAGGTTGCCATTTCATCTTCCTGGTGCTCTGCTACAGCCAAACAACTTTCCAAGATAGCCTCAATAGCACGAATCCCACCAATTACCAAATCTGTAGTTGCCAATAATTGTACGGGGTCAGCCCTGTAAAACCCAGAAAGAGTCTCAGATTGACTTGGCGTAGGGTATACCCACAACTCATACAAAGTACCTATCTCAATATCATATCTTAGCGGTGTAATAGCAAAATATTCAGGGTAACCTGAAATAGTACCACCCGTTCTCATACTCAATATTTGTTCAGAGCTTCTTTTAACAAGTGGTGGATTAGCACTTTCTAAATCAAAATATAGTATGCTATATAAGTCTGAGAAGTCTATCGGTAAAGCATACTTCCATTGTCCAGATACAGTAGTAAAATCCCAATAAACCTTTAGGAACTCCCATTCGTGGGCTTGACCAGTAATCATATCAACTGGGTATAGAAACTGGCGTATTCCTCGATGAACCAAATCTGTACATTTAGTTAAATCATCGCCGGTTGGAGATGAACCCAAACCAAGAAACTCAGAAACCTTAGTGTATAAATCACTGTAACTCAAAGTTAATCGTGCCATATTATTTCCTTAAATGTCAGTAAGCAGGACTTATTGATATACTTAGCACTCCGAAGATTACCAAGCAGCCTGCTTATCTGACAAGGAGACAGAAGCTTCATGCCTCCGTGTACTTCTGTCTTAAACTTTTAACAACTCGTAGACTTGACCTACCACTATCGGCGGGAACATCTCTCCCACTCTATCCTTAATAAGTTTAATATCATCTTCATTCAAGTCTACTTCATCGTTGGCAAAAACCATCTTTGCCAACTCATACTTCTTAACTTTATCAATCCCTGATTCCCTTTCTACTGGACTAAGAACCGCATTTATTATAGCCATTTTCAATGTAGCATTTATAGCTTTTCCTTGCCCATCATTATCCTTCATCACTTGACCATCCAGTGTCCTTAGTGGTACATTTACTTTTACTAACATTTCTGCCTCCTTTAATTAAATAATATGTTACGTTACATCATCATCTGCATAAGCAACAAGATAATAAGTCGTAGTACCAAATCTTACAGGAATCATCCTATCACCAGCAGCTGTAGATGTAAGACTACCCTCTGCTGCGTGGTCACCAACATGGGTAAGACCTGTTATAAAAAGACCATCGAAATCATAAGTACCAGCCCCGTAACCAGCAGGAATACCAAGAACATAAGCATGAGTTGGGGCAGTACAATTACCTTCATCAACATAATAAACCGCCTGATAAACACATACTGTGGCCCCACTAAACCCACCAGATACAACACTTTCAGTTTCAATAGTACCATAAAAACAAGAATTATATTCACCACTACTACCTATTACATTTCCACCCTGTTGAATATGGAGGTTACTACAGATACCTTGAACTAAACTGGTCATTGTACTACTAACATACGTTCTAAACTTAAATACACCATTAAGACCAGCACCACCACCAGCAAGATTAGCAACCATATAAAGTGCTCTATTATATATAGAAGAACCTAAGAACTTTATATTTGAATGATTAATCTGAGTCCCAGTAGTAGTATCTGCATCGTCAACACTCAAAGGTGTTCCACCCATATCTTGGAATAAAAACCTTTCGGGGCAAAGTTCTGCAAGTACCAAACCAGCAGTACCCCTATCATACTCTTCCCTTGAAATAGCAACAGGGCGACTATCAGTGCCTAAAGGCACACCAAGTTCCTGACTCGCAGTAGTAATAGCAAGAATGGTCTGGTCAAGTAAGCAATTACTATCTGTCCTTACCGGAACAATAGCACCATTAGGTATATAAATATCCAAGGCACTTGGGCCAGTTGTACCAACCCAACCACCCCTTTTCACTACACCAGCAAACAAACTAACATTATCGGCATTTGGGTTCTCTACACGAATGTACTTACCTTCATTCTGAGAACCTTCTGCTGTGGTTGTACTGGCCGTTACTTCACCAGTATCAGCAACACTTCCACCAAACCAGTTAGTAGTAGAATTATCGTAACATACTGGCATGCCTTCATAAATTACCGAAGTACCAAAATAATACACTCTAACTGCATGTGCACGGGGATTACCCGCAGTCAAATTATCAGCCATTTCTATTTCTCCAAAAAGTTATTGGTTGCTCGAACCTATCCATCGTGTTCCTTTAGTTGAGCCTCCTTGTGTCAATCCTTTTATCATTTATTGTTATTATTTACTATTACAGTGACGGGTTAGCCTCAGGTTCCGTAATCAAGAATCCACAATACTTAGGCGAACTATTACACCAAATCTGGTATACCAAGTCCATGTACAGTTCCATAACTGTATGTCTAAGATTCGCAGTTTGCTTCGTAATACGAAAATCCCAGTTCCTCAAGATAACTGGATAGATAAAGTTATGGTTCAATCCAAGAATCGGATTAGTACCATACACATCCAAGTTGGCCGTATCCAGCGGAGGAGTATAAACCATAGGTACACGATTGAAGGCCGGTGTCCCATAATGAGCATCAGGGCGATAACCCATATTATCATCACTCTTAACATAAAAAGCGTTAAGGCTTTTGATAACCGTATCATTCGTATACATTGCGTAATTTACCTTCTCCATCGGTAACTTCTCAGGAATTACCGGAGGTTGGAAGTTCAACTTACGAACAGCCGTATCAAGAATAGTAAGCAAACTATCATCAATGTTATTGTCGTGGTCGCCAAAATAATTTGCCCAGTCAGTGTATGTAGTTGCAACAATACCACCCTTATGAAAACCAGAACCAGCGGGTGTTCCACTACCATCATTATAACTACCATAATACCCAGTAAACCCTCCTGTGGTTCCCGAAGTACCCATACCTACCCACTGAAATACAGAGTAGGGTCTATTAGTATCAGCAGCACTATTCCTACCATTAATCATAGCATCCAGTACTTCTTCTACCATATCC